TTCAGGTTCTTCTACTACTTCTGGAACAGGAGCAGGAGCAGGAGTTTCTACTTCTTCATCTTCACTATCCTCAAGCATCTTAGGATCAACTTCTTCGACATCACCACTATCATCATCCTCGTCATCTGTATCCGGTAGGAAATCATCACCGACCATCCCTTCTGGGATTTCAACTTCAGCCTTAACTAGCTGCCACTGACACATATAGTTACCCGAAGCAATCCAGAGACCAACACACTGGATTACACACTTGACCTTAGAACCCTTCAATAGGATACTATCAATCTTATGAGTACTCTCGGGATTGTTGATGAGGAACTGGTCTCCCTCAGTGTCATAGAGCTTGCAACCAAACTTATCATCCTTGTATTGTAGCTTCAACCTCATTGTAGAAGGCCACTTACCATCTGGTTCTCCTTCCTTGTTCTTAGAGACTCGGACAAGAGGACCAAACTTAGAACTAATAACATCCTTATTCACCTTGCCCTTAGCAAGCTTGAACCAAGAACTACCATTCTTTACACCTTCATCAATAAGCTTATCTTCTAGTTCTACCATCTTATCGTGGAACCCCTTGAGTTCACGACCTTGCTTAGTATCTTCATCCATACCCTTGAAAGAAATTTCACAACTATATTTAGGATAAGGACCTTCGTCATAGCAGTTTACATCCCAAGCCAACTCCATAGGAGGAGTCTGGATATTAAACCTACCTTTGTTATAATTTACATAAACTAGTTTAGCACCATTGTCAAGAGACTTGGCAGCAGAGACGGTGACAGCAGACATAGAGACGTTCTTTCCTTTGACGAGAGACATGTTTTATATGTTTGTGTTCAATATTTTAAGTTGTTTTTGAAAATCAATTTTTTTTTTTAATATATTATTAATTTCACTATTTACTAAATATGATTAAACAATACAAAAAAAATATATTATACGACTAAATTTATCTATAGAAATATAAGAAAAAAAATATTTTATACTAATTATTTTATCTATTTATTATTCTAACTAACTATTTATTCCTCATCATCACTATCTTCAAGCATCTTAGGTGATGCTTGTTCCTCCTCATCGTCATCTAGTTCACCATCACTTTCTGGTAGGAAATCATCACCAACCATACCTTCTGGAACATCTACTTCAGCCTTAACTAGCTGCCACTGACACATATAGTTGCCCGAGGCAATCCATAGACCAACACACTGAATAACACACTTTACCTTTGCACCCTTGACCAGTGTAGCCTCAATATCGTGACCACTTTCTGGGTTATTAATATCAATAGGTTCTCCTTCTGTATCAACCAACTTACAACCAAACTTAAGGTCCTTGTACTGTAGCTTCAACTTCATCGTAGAAGGCCACTTGCCATCTGGTTCTCCTTCCTTGTTCTTGGAGACTCGGACAAGAGGACCAAACTTAGAACTAATAACATCCTTGTTCACCTTCCCCTTAGGAAGCTTAAACCAAGCACTACCATTCTTTACACCTTCTTCTACAAGCTTCTCTTCTAGTTCTACCATCTTATCGTGAAATCCCTTGAGATCACGACCTTGCTTAGTATCTTCATCCATACCCTTGAAGGAAATCTCACAACTATATTTAGGGTAAGGACCCTCATTATAACAGTTTACATCCCAAGCCAACTCCATAGGAGGTGTCTGGACATTAAACCTACCCTTATTATAATTTACATAGACCAACTTAGCACCATTGTCAAGAGACTTGGCGGCAGAGACGGTGACGGCGGACATAGAGACGTTCTTTCCTTTGACGAGAGACATGTTTATGTGTTTGTATTCTCTTCATTGGAGAATTTTGAAAATCAATTTTTTATTTTAATCAATTTAATTTAATTAATTAAATCTATTTCCAATAAATTTAAAGAAATATCTACTATTATTTTAATGATAGACAAAAAAGAAATACTCACACCAAGTGATTTAGACTATAAACTAAAAAATAAACAACGAATATATGTTGATTCTATTAGAAAAACACTAAAATCATTAAAATTAAATTGTGTTGGTAAGAAACCAGTTCTATTAGAACGATTAAAACAATACTATAATAGTAATAATTATTATAGCAAACATGAAAAAACTATTACCTTTATTCAGAATAAATTTAGAATGAAATATGCAAACAAATGTGTAAATGATGAAGATTTTTTTACACTGGATAAAGTAACAGAAATAGAACCTATCTTTTTTTATAGCTATCTAGATAATCAAAATTTTAGATATGGGTTCGATATAAGATCACTAAAAAAATTAATAGCAAATTCTAATATAAATCCATATAATCGTAAACCAATAGGAGAAAATATTATAAAATCTATAAAAAATAGAATAGAGTTTATTGAAAAAAAACAAATAAGCACTATTATTGAAACACCATCACAGTTATCAGAAGAACAAGTAATTAGAAATAAAGTGCTATGTGTTTTTGAAAAAATAGATTCATTAAATATTATATCATTTGGTTCTGATATAAACTGGTTTCTAAATCTAAGTTTTAGTTATATAAAAAAATTATACCGATGTCTAGAAGATATATGGAATTATCGTGTACAGATAACTATGGATCAAAAATATAAAATAGTTCCTAATAATGACATTTTCAAATACCAATTAAATTATATAATTAATTTATATCCTCAAGAAAAAAATATTTTATCTAAAATCGTATTAGAAGAAATGAATAAATTAGTATCATCTGGTATAGACGCCGAAAGTAGAAGAACAGGTGGTTACTATGTTCTCATTGCCCTAACGGAAGTTTCTTATGATTGTGCCTCTTCTATACCGTGGCTAGCACAATCTAATTACTAGACTTGGATGTTTTGTTAACCATTCTAGAAGATTTTGGGTAAAAATCCATAATAGGTTTTAATTTTACATTTGAATTCAAATCAAACATGCGATTATTTAACTCCTTATTAATTTTTTTTGCATTATCAAAACTATTCTCATTTGAATTATCTTTGTTAAAACTAATATTTTTTAAGTTACTTTGTTTTTGATGATCCATATCCCTAAAGCATAAACGATTATTTGCTTCCCTTTTAATTTTTAATATTTCCTCTTCATCTTCTTTATTTTCTGGTTCCTTTTTAGTTTGATTTATTTCTAAACCAGATAACATTGAATTAATATCATCGTATTCCATATATTAATAAAAATATTTATATTATTAAAATTAATCGAACTGAATATGTTTTGGATTATCAGAATAAATAATATTTTTTACAAATTCACATCTTTCTTTGATAACACTATCAATATATTTTGTTATCTCAACTAAAGAACCAAATGTTTTGGTACCATCTTCTAATAATTTATATGTATCTATTTCCTTTAAAATATCAGTTTTCGATATAATAACATGAGTTGTTCCTGATATATTTATCGCTTCTACTAATTTTAATAGATTAAGCCAATTAACCTTACGTTTTCTTCCTGTTGTTGTTCCAAATTCTTTTCCGATAATAGCAATATTATTTAGAGTTTCATTTTCTAGTAGTTCATCCCCAAAATCAGGATCTACCCCAACACGAGTATCATATATTTTAGCTGCACCATAAATATTTCTAATTTTTTGGTGCGAAAATCCCAATGAACAAGCACTAAACGGGAGTGTTGTTGAAGAAGTAACATAAGGATAATTACCACAATCTATATCTAACCATATTCCCTGAGCACCTTCACATAAAATATTTCCACTTAGTTCCTCTTTCATAATATGCTTGTTTTTATCAAAACATTTTAATCCAGAAAAATCATAAGTATCAAGTATATCCATCAACCTAATACCAGTACGCCCATATTTATCCCTAGAACATGGCGCAATACCTTTACCAGTAGAACCCTGTGAACCCTTATATTTTAACACATCCTCTTTCTTGTGCTCATTAGTAATAATATGAACCCTATCAGATATACGGATATTATCTATACTAAAGCCACTATTTTCTATATATTTCATTTCATTATCTAAATCTTCCAAATTTATAAAACACTGTGGTCCAATATAACACTTTTTATCGTAAAATACACCAGAAGGTATCACATTAGTATTATATTTAATATTATTATAATAAATAGTATGTCCGGCATTACTACCACCTGACCACCTACACACCCAGTCATAATTGTACTCCTTTATTAACTCAGTTACTACTTTTCCTTTTGCTTCATCACCCCAAGCTAACCCACAACATATATCAACATTTATAATAGTCATTTATATAACATCTTTTTTTAAGCTTTATATTCTATTAATCTATTACTATTATAATATGTGAAAATATAGCTCCCCCCATAATAAATAATCCTAAAAGTTAGTTTAGTTGTCCACCACCCTACAATCATAGCTATATCTAAACCAACCGTAATCAAAAATAAAAACATACTATATACAAATATTATCCTCTCAATCTTAGAACAAGATGTAGGGTGCTCTCTTTTTGGATATTATAATCATTTAGAGTCCTTCCATCTTCTAATTGTTTTCCGGCAAAAATAAGTCTCTGTTGATCCGGTGGAATACCCTCTTTATCCTGGATTTTAGACTTAACATTTTCTATAGTATCTGTTGGTTCAATATCAAGCGTAATCGTTTTACCTGTTAGTGTTTTCACAAAAATCTGCATTATAAAATAAATTCTATTAAAATACTTAAATAAATTTTAATAATTTATTTAATGGCTACTGATCGTTTAGCAGAAATATTATATAATAGTATTTTCGTTATTAGTCTATTAAACTTTATAAATCTATATATATCGCCTATAATTGTAATATTATATACACACCTATACAATTTTAGATATACCCCACAAATAATAATAACTTGTTTGTTCAGGAATTTTGTTTATAATAATATCACACGAAATGATAAAGAAATTGTTTGTTATACATCTAGCATCCATGCTTCTATTTTAGCATTTAGTAGTATCCTAAAATTAGGTAACGTATTAGATACATCATGGTATGATATCATCATAGATTATTCGGTTGTCTATAACTTTTTTGATATTTATTATACACTAGTTAGTAATTCTAAAATTAAATTTCAAATGGTTTTCCACCACATTGCTATAATAATTGCTATATTATATAAACAATATTACCCTATTGTACCGAACTATTATTACTATGTATCACTAAATTATTTAACAGAAATCACAACAGTTCCACTAAATATAACGTGGTTGCTGTATTTAAAACAAAAAAAACATGTACCCGCATATAAAATTATAAGTATAACTACTGTTATTCTATACATTCCATTCAGACTTATGCTAAACTCCTATCTATTCTATCATCAATTGTATTATATGGATTCTTGTTTTAAATATTTACAGGGGTTAATGATGGTTCTAAACTATTACTGGTTTTATAAATTATGTAGAATGTCTATGTAGTTTTTGGAATGAAATCTGGAGGTGAATAAAAGTGCAATGAATAAGATTTGTCATTATTAATATTTGTAATCTGATGAAACCCTTCTGTAAAATATGAATGGGTTTGAGAAGTATTAAAACTATGAATAGGAACAATCATATTACGTTTTGTGTGTTTAATTGGTTCCATATTATAAGATTTGTTTTTGTAGCTTTCTGGGTAAATAAACTTATCTTCAAGAAGACTACCATCAATCAGTTTAAGAACACATCCATTGGGAGAATGGTTATGAATCTTACTTTTAGCTTTTTTCTCCCATTCAATTATATTTACTTCATAATTATTATTTTTATATATCTGATATTTTGAATAACCATTGTTAATAAGTACATCATAACTACTAACTCTTTCCCTTTTACTATTTTTAAAATTATCTAGAAATTCGCTATAATCATGTTTGCTATATTGATCAATAATACATCTAAAATAATCAATTGACTTACCATTAATAAACGCATTATCAATACTACGAATAATAGAACGAAACATTGGATTAGAAAAACTCATTGATGTAATGATGTTATAATAAATTTATAAATTAATATTGTTATCAATTTTTTATTAAATTCAATTAAAGATATGACCATTATTAATATAAATGTTTACTGGACTTGAAATTGCTGGTATCGAAGTAGGAATCTTTATTGTTATGGCATTTTTTATTCGGAAATATATTATTTCATTGACCCGTATTAATAAACTAGTCTATTATTGGATGATGTTTACAATTTTAACTGGATTCTGGGAATTTTCCTTTATTACACACTATAAATATGTTAACAATATCTCAAGAACACTTATCGCATCAGATGAACACGTATGGAGTTCTAAATATAATATCTCTTATATTCTACCCTGGAAAATGGCCTATATTTTTTATGCTGAATATGGGGCCTATGCTGATAGAGAATATATGGTTATAAAAGATGACTGGAGTAGGGTTATTGAAGGTACACATGCTCTATTCTGTGCCTTGTTCTGTCTTTTTGCATTTCTATTTAATATCTATGGAAAAAAAAATAGATATACTATTTGTCTAAGTGTTGGTATGGGAGGACAGTTTATGAACAGTATCCTTTATCTAGTAAACTATTTCATCCAATGCAACAATCCATATAATGTTAATTATGGGACACCCGAATTCCCAACAGGTAAATTCCTAAGCAAACGCCTATTTATGTATGTAAATGTCTTCTGGTTTCTATTTCCAGCCTATACTATTTTACATCTTCTCCTATCTAAACCTCATTCTTATATTTTAGATTCCAAATGTTAAGTCTTGTTTTCCTACCTGGCCTCTGTGCCCTACCAATTACCTGATGATTCATTTCTTTGTTGAGTGAATGGAGCAGAATAATATCATCCGTGTTTTCCAGATTTAGTCCATTCCCAAAATGGGTTGTGTTAAGAAGCAGACAGTTTAGGTCACCTTCTTTATAATCCCTAATAGTTTTATTTACCTGACCCTTCACAATCTTATAATTAATGTCCATATCCGCAAGAAGCCTTTCTATTTTTATAAAGATATTAGAATATTCTGAAAAGATAAGGAATTTTGTGTCTGGTTTTTCTTTGATGCGTTCCAAAAGCAACTGTTCCAATTTTTCAATCTTTGTAAGTGGTGTTTTCTTTTCCTCTTCTTTTTCTTTTTCTTCTACAATTTCAGTAACAACTGTAAGGTTTTTACTGGTAATTGGTTTCCTACAATGTGGGCATTTATTTGACTGAGTCATCCATGTAGTCAAACACGCGAAGCAGAAACTATTATGACAGCAGTCAACAATGGTTTGATTCGTAATTGTATCGTAACAAATAGCACACATATCATTTTCTTTAATCCTATCGGTTAGCACTTTGATTTTGTGCTGAACCTCTTTTATTTTATCATCTATTTTTTCAAGAACAGTTGCTTTATATTCTTCTGAAGTATAGATAATATTCTCTTTCATATTACGTTCTACATTTAGATTATGAAGCTGTGTTTCAAGAGTTTTGGTCACAGTAGAAATTAGATTATCATCAGTTGTTTTGTTACAGTTTAGTGTTTCTATTGCAGAATTAATATCACCACCATTAATCATATTAATAATCTTGTTATCTACGATATTTGTAAGCATGTTATAAATAATTGGGTTCTCGAGAATGAAATCGGTCACATCGGGTTGTTCCAGTTTGAACGATTCTTCGATAAACGAATCTTTATTCTTAATAAATATTTGTTGGGCATATTTGTTTATGTATTTATTGGTGACACTATTGTAATTGTAATCTTGACCTGTATAACGACTAATACTAGCAAATGTATCTCTGATATAACCGGTGTTTTCAATGCCTGTAATAGTTATGGTTGGTGAAGGATACCGAACCATATCAGTATACCTGCTCCATAATTCGATTTCACCTGTGTCTGCAGTATAGAACCGAGCACCAAATGGATAATATAGAGAAGCACACGATGAGGTCAAAAACCAACTAAAAGACACCTTTGGTATGTATAGCCTTTTAATATTAATCATATTCGCTTCATCAAAGACGATCCTTGACAAAATTAATTTACTATTGTTAACTTGCGAGAATTCTCTTTCG